CTGCTGATGATGTGGAAATTGATACTGTTCCCGTAACTGGAAATGGATTTGTAGTGCTTACTCCAACACCATTTAAATTAATACTAACTTGACCAGTAGTTCCAATACCTACGGGAAATCTGTTAACTTCAGTGACTGATGAACCAGCACTGATTACAATTACATCTGCTGGCTGTGGAAAAGGATTGTATGACATTATACGATATACCAGTTATAACCGTTGTAAAAATAAGTAAAACTTTCGTGATTGATCTTCATCAGAACTGAAGTGTCATTTTCAACACTCGCACCAATACCAGCACGAACTGTGATATTATATGTAGATATTTTATTACCCTCATCCTTTATAATAATTTGTTTTCCTGGAGCTGCGTTTGTTGGTAAATCAATTGTGACTGGAACATCAGCACTGACTCCAATATAATCAACATCTCTTGTTGCTGAATAATAAGTTGTAACTCCAGTTATGAATACAATGCTGGTAATACCAACTCCACCGCCATCATCACCAACCCATTTGTTTATCGATGCATCGTATTTGAGAAAATAATTATCTCTTTTTGCACTATCTCTAGCAACATCATCAAGAAATTCTAAACGAACTTCACCACTTCCACCTAATGTAGAAAGTTGTTGTTGAATTCTTGTTATGAACAAATTATAATGCTTTTGAAGATCATCAAGTGTTGCAAATTTTTGATCCAGAGGAGTAAGTGGATCATTTTGAACTTTAGCGTTTGAAGGCTCAGAAAGAAGTCCTAAAGATTTTTCTATAAGTGTAGATTCTTTTTTTGGTTCTTCTGAAATTTCTTCTGCTATATTATCTACAATTTCTTGGACTTCTCCAATAACTTCTTCTACAATTTCTTGAACTTCCTCTATTGGTTGTTCTTTTACATTAGTGGAATACAACCAATTTTCAAAAGATTCAAGAGTCTTTTCTTCTTTCTTTTTTTTAATTTTATTTTTCTTCTTTAAAGTAGTTACTTCTTCAAAGAGGGAGTTTAATTCCAAGTCTCCAACTAAAGAATTAAACTCTTCTTTTTTTTGTTTCTTTTCCTGCGCTAATAATTTAAAAAAATCAGAAAGTTCGTCCATTATACATCAATTGCAATTCCAACGACGAAGAGCTTTATTAATTCTCGAATCTGGATCTCTTGAAGTTTTTGCTGAAGTTAGTTTAGACTTCATTCCTTTCATGCGACTACAAAAGTTAGAACGACGTTTTGCTCTTTTACCTGAAGGATTTTTTTCAGTAACTGCAGTCTGAAGTTTTGATCCAGGATTTTCACGACGATATGCTTTTACTGCAGCTGGACTTAACCCATCAGTTTTATCTTGACGATTAACTTTTTGCCAATCTTCATCAAATTCTACCTGTTCTCCGTATGGTTTTACATATGCCTTATTTGATCCTGGTTTTGCCGGACTTCCACCTTGAAATCCTGCTTGAATTAATGGTTGTCCTGGGGTAAATTCTGACACCGAATGATGCACAACTCTTGCGCCAGGATATACTTTTTGAATTTCATTTGTTACTTCTTGGCGACTTGGAAGTTTTGCTTGAGGGAAAAACATACGAATTGAGTAATATTTTCCGCCCCAAGACAACGTAATTGCAACAATGTTACCAAATTGCGTTTGAAGTCTGGTTACCTCATCAATTTGAGATTTAAATCCTTTAATTGGTTCTGGTTTGATTAAATCAACTACTTCTGCAAAAGTATTTCCATCGGCATCTTCAATGGTTTCTTCTGAAGTTGGTACACAATTTGGAACTGTTTTATTACCCTTTTTCTTTAGTCCTACCTGTTTATATCCAACCCAACATTTTTCGCTTAAGACTTCATCTAAAATTCTATCTATTAATTTTTGCTCTTCCATCTCCCCACTTGCAACATAATCTGCTGCGGTATCAATATAATCAGCTGCTTTAGTGATTTTTGATTGAACCCATGCCTCAAGATCTCCTTCTCCCTTTCCAACTTTTGTTTGAAGTTTTTTAACAGCATCAACAATTGTCTTTAATTCGGATCTTGCCATAGAGTACTCATGATCTTTAACAGAAACTTTATCCCACGCCTTTCCACCGTATGAACACTCAGATCTAGTTTCTCTCTTGTCACACAAAGGACAATATCTTTGCTCTTCAGTTGCTTCTGATTTTGTTCCCCAGCTTGAAGCACCTGCTTTACGGCATTGAACTAATTGTCCACTTGCGTATGCACTGGGCCAGACTTTTACTCTATTTTTAACTTTATGATAGCAAGCATCTTTACTGCCACTACCTTTGCTTGGTTTGTCTTTTTGTGCTTCTTGAATATTCATTGCTTCCTTTAATCCTGGTTCTGGTTTTACATAATCTTTGCTTTTTCTACCCTTAGCAAATGTTGGTACATTAGTTGGTTTAGATGCACCTGACTTTTGTTGTTGTCCTGGATCCTCTTCTCTTTTGCGGCGAACTGCAGATCTTATTAATGCTTCTCCCTTTTTACCCTTTCTTTTAAGTGATGAAAGTCTTGCGCTACTAAAACATTTTGGAGTTTTAGTTTCTCCTGGCTCATTTGCACATGGGGATCCATCTGACTGAACCCATCCTGGTTTTCCGTCTTTTGAACGAGAACCTTTAAACCAATGATGAAGAGAACCTGCCTCATCAATATTTACATCTTTGAATTTCTTATGTTCTTTTTTCGCAGATGCTTCCATCTTTTTTAATCGAGTATAGTAATCTGGAATTTCATCTAGATGTTGAAGAGCAATGTCTTTGGCAAGATCATGATTTTTGGTATGCTCATGTTCAATAGGTTCTCCCATATCAAGTTGCTTTTGTATGAAAGAAACATCAAGACGATGCTTCTTTGCAATTTGCTCAACTGTTTTGTGTGACTTGATCTGGGGCATTACTCAACTGGTTTTGATTTAGTTACTTCACTTTTTACTCTCTTTTTTCTTCCCGCACAATGAGCACGTTGAGAAAATCCTTTTGGATTGGAGCAGTCAATACTCTTTTTATATTTATTGCTCCAATCTTCTTGAAATTGTTTAAACGTCTTCATTTTGAGTTTGTTGTTTTAAAAACTTTGCTAAATCTGCGGTTGATCCGACAAATAGTGCATTGTTTACCGTTGTAGGTCCTTTGGATTGTTTGTTTTCTTCAATATCTTTGAGTTTTTTTTGCAGATCCATTAATTTGTCGGTGGCATCCGCAACATTTTTAATTAGTTGTCCAGCAACTTCATATGCTCTGGGCATCTCACTTTCTTGTGCTAATTCCAAAATACCATTGATTGCTTCTTGTCCTTTTTGTATTAATGAATAAAGATTTCCTCTAGTATACTCATAGTCTTTTTTAATATCTTCTGATGAAGAATTGATATTCTCTATTTTTTGGGATAAAGATTCTTTTTCAGAGGAAACAATATCTCCAGAAACATCAAATGTATTATTTAATTCGTCGAATTTTTTTGTCATTTTCATGAGATGGATCCACTAAATCCAAAATCATCCCCTTCTTCTATTAGTAAGTTGTCTGCCGTAGTAATCGATTTAATCGGAGCACCTGATAGGTGAGATGTAATAGTAGTGTCATCTTTACCACGTTCAACTGTTAGAATATTTCCAGTCTTAAGTTTTACATAGAATTCTTCACCTTCAATGTCCAAATATGTATTTACAGAAATAGAACTTGAATCATTTACTTCGATTAAAGTATCTGTTGTAGAAATATCCTTTGAAAGATTAGTTACAATAATGCCAGTATAATTTTTGATAGCTCTTGGTTGAGCGGAATAAACAATTTCTCTGGTTGATGTAGAAGAAGGATCTCCGGCAGTAACACTGATAGTAGATTTTTTGATAATATCTTTTGTAGCGGTAGAAATAGGTCCAAAAAGATATGTTTTTGCGGTAAATCTTAGAGTGTAAATTAAAACTCTTCTGGTAGTAAAATTCCCCTCATAATCATCAGTCATTGTTATATTTTCTAGAATGATCGGAATATCTCTCTTTTCATCTATAGAATCTACCAATCTTACAGTCATACTGTAAGATGGTTGAAAATATGGTAAGATTTGTTCTACTACTTGAAGAGCATCATCATTCAATTTGCACATAATATTAAGATCAAACTGCATATTATATGGAACTGGCATATATGTTTTTTTTATTACCGTTCCGTCAGTAGAATCTTTTGAAGTAAATGCTTGAGTTGTTGTTACTTTTCTAGACGCATCATATGTTATACCAGTCATTTCAAACGACATTCTTGGAAGAGTCATTTGAACTGGTTTACTTAAATCTGGCGATTGCTCCAAACGAGCAAGAAATTTCTGAGTGGGACCGTAAGCTAAAGGTACTTTAATTACGTTTGTTACTTGATCTGAGTCATTAGTATGTTTTATACTTATATTGTTAAATAGGGATCCAAATCCAATAATGGTTCTCCTAAAAATTTCGTGATAAAAATACTCAAACATAGTATTATCTTTTAGTATTACTATTTAACAGTTTTTTAAACTATGGCATTCCGAATGGATTTTGTTCTGAAAAATCAACAATAAAGTCTGCTTCAGATTCAATATCTTTATTATCAGCGTATCCATCAGCAATTGGATCTGAGTCAATTTTACTCAACATGTAGAAAGCACTTGAAGCTGCTCCTACAATATTTTCTCCTACTACAAATTCTCCACTAACCGTCGATATTTCTAGTTTATTTGTCACTGCGTTCCAAGACTTGACTCTTGCTGTTGTACCACTCTTTGATCCCGTTATTAGTTCATTAAATTCATATGTTCCAGCTCCAGTGAGATTTGGATTTGCAATTCTAATTGTAGGTGCAACTGTGTATCCTAATCCAGCATTTGTAATTCTTATCGAGGTAACTGATCCCGCAGCACTAACTACGGCATAACCAGTGGCTGATATAATTCCGATAGGACCTACTCTACTAAAAATAACATTAGGTGATGTAGAATATCCAGAACCACCATTTGTAACTGTTATAATTCCAACAATTCCATCTCCTAAAACTGCTGTTGCTGCTGCTCCAGATCCACCACCACCAATAAAACGAACACCCGGAGTTGCAGTATATCCATATCCTGGATTTATAAGTTCAACGCTTTGTACAGATTTTGCACTTGGATTTACATTATCATTACAAACAACAATTCCACCTATCATTACGGCAGATGCAATACCAGTTACTCCCGGTGAAGGTGCTGAGGATATTCCCACAGTTGGTGTTGAAGTATATCCACCACCCCTGTTAGTAACAGTAATTAATCTTATGCCACCATTTATCAGTCCTGTAACGGCAGTTGCAGTAGCACCAATTCCAAGGAGAGTTAGTGTTTGAGTAACTCCAATAGGTCCTACTTCGCCCCCAGTTCCTTCTTGATTTGTTCCATCAAGTGCATCATCAACATCTGGATATCCAGTATCAATGACTTCATCTTCATACCTGAAGAGTTCGCAGCGTAATTCATAAGTATAGTTTTTCAGCAATTGGTAAAAAGGTTTTTCGTGTTCAACATACTTAATTTCAAAGATACGTTTTCCCAAGGGAAAATAAACCAAATCTCCTTCTTTGGGACGATTGGAAAGTTTGATGTTACTTTTTGCCTGAATAAGAGGAGTTATATATGATGTGAATCTTTCTTTAGAAATAACCAATGTCAATTCATTTAGAGCTTGAATTCCAAATTTTGATAATATAGTTGGATTGTCATCATACCCATCAAAAGAACTGACGTATGCTTCTATTGGATATGCATCATCAAATAAAGATTCTATAACTTCTCTGATTACAGTTTTTTCTGTAACATATTTTCTTGGCAAATAATAAACCTCAACACCATACATTCTGATTTGTTCATTAATCAAATCTTGAACAAGGTTTTGTTCTCCGCTACTACCTTGAAGAAAAAATGGGTTGAGTGCCATATTCTTAACCTATCATATCCAGTGGTGGAAGTTCGTAAGTACTAGACATTTTTTCCATTAAAATGTCAATTTCTCTCTGAGCATCATCATAAAGTTGTCTTCCATTCAACTCAACACCACCGGGAAGTTTAACTCCTTGAAATTTAATTAAGTTTTGTCCCCATTGACGCTTTATTAATGAAGTTAAATATGGTTTTAAAAATGAATCATTCCAAACTTTGCTATAATCACTTGGATTTAAAGTTGAATAGCAATCTATAATAAAGTAATTCCCCTCAGTAACTGCTCCCCAGTCAACATCTAGATATAATCTATCCTGTCTTTTATTAAATCTAATTTGTTTCTGAGTTGTGAGAAGAAAATCTAAGTCTTCCAGATAAGTTTTTACCATTGCATAACTTAGAATTTCAGTTGCTCCCCAGTAATAGATATCATTTAAAAATAATTGATACTTCACACTAAACATATTATGTGTAATACTATTAGCTCCATCATAATGAAAAATCTTATTAATACCAATTATTGATGGCGGAACCTGCAAGTAATTGCTGTTTTCATAATAATTGAAAGTAGTTGCTGCCCCAACAATATTTGTCGTTACTGAAGTCGTAGAAATACCAATCCCATCGGATGGTCTTGCCCTACCCCTATCAATATCATTTTGTGTAATTTTATATTTAAAAAACGTTGGATATACGCCATCAAAATGTCTTTCTTGAAAAAATTGAATAGCGTCATCTACCAGATCGTCAATCTGTTCGTCCGCAACATTAATTTCTAGAACCGGATAACCAAGTTTTCTTTTGCAATAATCAATTAGTTGTTGTCTAGTAGATGGTTGAGCCATTTATCCTATTCACTTTAGAAATATTTATGGATTAATCTTTATCAAGTCTTTAACAACTTCTTGTTGTTTAAAATATAATTTGACATATGATTTTGCAATATTTTTGAGAGTATCTAAACATTCAATATTGTCTATTTCAGCAGAAATTTTAAAATATTCAAAACTTTTTGTTAGATCTTCAAGTGTTATCTTGTCGGGATCCATTGACTAAACTCCTAAGTAAATTTTTAATTTCATCAATATCACCTTTCATACTAGCAAGATCTTCTTCAAGATTTTGTATCTTTTGATTCTCTTTATTTTTTGATTCTTTCCTCTTTACATATTCATTATATTCAGACATATTAGTATTGATAATTGAATTATTTTGGGGATTTCTAACTAAGTTAGAGAATCCCTCTACTTGAATATAGTCCATTAGGCTAATGCGATTACCTTCAGATCTCTGATTCTTGGAGGATATGCCTGGTTTGTTGAAGTAAGAACAATCTTAATTCTATAAGAGTTGAAACTTGGCAAATCTTTAATTGTAAACTTATATTCTTTAAATTCAAGAGTTGGTGAAGCAAATCCTAAAGAAGAGGATTGTGGAATATAAGAATCTGATTTTCCGTTAGAATTGGAGACACTAATGATTTGTCCTCTAGCATCTAAATTATCCCATCCTGGGAAAGGAACGAAAATGGGATCAAAGTTTTGCTTATTGTCTATTGCATAGAAAGCGCGAATATCAGAATATGTATTGATGTGAGCATCTAAAATAATTTGAATAGAGCTAGCAGGATTTACAAGATTTGTTTCTTTAGAAACATATTGACAAGACGATGGATCTAGATCAATAGAATTAACTCTTCGATCTGTAGCATAATTTGTAATTGGGCGATCAATTCTATTTGACGTTAAAATTACATTAGTTCTTTCCAAATCTACAACGGGACTTACTTTAGAATCTAATGTTGACATAATAAGTCTCATATTAAACGACTTATTATCTGGAAGATTACCTAACTTATAAAATTCGTTTACTTGAGAACAAATGATGCGAGTGCTATCTAGATAATTGGATTCATTTATAGATACTGATTCATATCCTTTATCTGCATAAGGAATTTCATTTCCATTAATACTCTTACCAGTGACGGTTCTTATTTCGGAATTAATACTTGTGCCTCTTACAGTTAGATTTTGAATCATTGGAGTTATCACTTCATATGGCATGTTTTGAGTAGCAAAAACGTTTGCTCCTCCAACAAATTTAGTCTCGTTGAAGTAAAGTTTGGGGAAACTTGATCCATCACTTCTACCGACACCACTTGCCGAAGACATATCTATTGGTAAAGTGTATGAATCAAATGTTATTGGAGCAGTTCCTGTGTAGTTTCCTAGGTAGTGAATTTTATTAACTCTTCTTAAAGAAACTCCACCCATTTCATATTTTTGAACTAAAGATCCTACTGGATGATTTCTAGGAATAGTTCCATCAATTCCTCTGGTTATAATTCCTCCAATTTGATTTCCTGACGTTGAAGTATATGAAATAACTTCGTCACCAACTAAAACATATCCGACATTAGTTGTCCCAATTCCAATATTTTCAAAAGTATTGAAGAAATTAATACTTTGGGCTGATAATGGAGCAACAGAGTCATAAGGATATTCTAAAACCAAGTGTGTTGGTGGAATGTCTGATTCTACACCTTCAATTCTTACATAATTATCTTTAAAATACATTCCATGATTTTTATGATTAACTGTAACAGAAGTTCCATCACTTACTACTGAAATTCTATTGAGTAGTACATTTCCACCTGCAGATGAATTGAGAGTTGTAACTACACCAACACTGTTAATAAATCTTATTGTTCCACCAACCCCAGTTACAAAATCACCTTGAACATTGTCTAAAAGAAGTTCATTGGTACTAGCTATTGAAACAACAGACAATCTCAGATCTCTTCCTTCTGGAGAAGATCCCAGTTGAGTTACACTTAAAACATCACCTATTTGATATCCACTTCCACCAGCATTGATTGTTGCTGCAATTGCAACTCCATTTGTGATTGTAATATTTGCGGTAGCATTAACACCTGTTCCAGTAATGGAAGTTAGTGCTACTCCAACAAAAGTATTTGATCCTCCCATTGTAAATGATGGAGTATAACCGATTCCTGGATTAATAATTGACAATATAGAGAAAGCTGATCCAGCACTTCCTACATAATTTCCAGACGCATTGCTGTTTGCTTGTAGGATAGTAGATCCTAATAATAGATTTGAATCTACAACTGTTTGTGCAAGTCCAACGCGAAGTTTTCTTGAATTTGCAACTAAACTGTCGGAAAGTAAGTTTGCAATTTGCTTATTGCCCTTTGACAATGGAGGATTTCTCAAATCAAGAGTTCCACTACTTAAGAAATCTGCTCTGTACAGAACAAATTTTAAATCTTCCCATTGGCTAGGATCCCAAGTAGTTCCGTTTTGGGATTTGAAAAGTGATCCGAGATATGGTTGAGTTGAAATAAATTCTTTTGTAATTAAATCGTTTTCACCAACTCGTGAGATGAAAACATTATATGCAGATGAGTTGGATAGTAGTACAACACAATATTCTTTTTGTCCCTCAAGATAGACTGGCGCGTCAAAGGTAAATGTAGTAGGAACGTCTCCATTTTCAGATAAATTTACAAGATTTGGACGTAAAACTATTTCCGAAAAAGGAAGTATTTTAGTTGTTGGAGTTCCGAGTTCTACTGTTCTAATTTGGAAAGTTACAGGAACATCCGTAGTATCTTTTGTTTTGAAGAAAATATCACACTTTGTAAGGAAGATTCCTGATGGATCATCAACAAAGAAAGATTCTGCAAGAGGATCATAAAATCCAATTTGAACTCTTTCATTAGTGCTAGAAACGAGTTGAGATGCAACCAAAGCACTTGTTGTTTGAGTTGCAGCTCTAGCTTCTGCAGTTTGTGTGACTACGACTCTTGCGTTTCTTACTGCAAGAATATTTTCTTGAACGACTTCTAAAGTTCCTTGAGAACTAAATGTTTCTTCTGCATAAGTAGTTGATGTTGGTTTGCTATTTGTTGTATTATTAATTAAAGTAAATACCTTAGTCCCTGCGCGGAATTGTGGGAATCCAATGACATCGGGAGGAATAAAGAAACTTCCTCTAATTTCTGCAGCAAAATCAGAAACTAATCTGACTGAGGTTATTCTAGCTTGTGCGCCGCTGCTCTGTCCAACAAGAAGCATATCCTGCGATACCCATCCCGAGAATTGTCCTTGTGGTTGATTCGAAAGAGAGTACAAATCAACATTTAAAATTGTAGAAGTTGATGAATATAAATTGGGTAAAGATTGTCCAGTGTATGGATTTTGTGGATATATATCTATTGGCGCATTAAAACTTCCATCAGCATGGTTTGGTGATGCTACTCGGAATGTAATTCCAGGTCTAGTAAGAATCCAATTATTAGTTGCGGAAGATTTTTCATATCCAATAACAGTTTCTCC